TAGAGATTATTGCAACCAAGATGTTTGATGATAAACTCAGTGTGTCTTATGAAGGTTTGGCGGATCGTGTGGCGTTATTGACTCCGGAGAAGGTCGAGGATTTGATAGGCCATGATGATTGGAATTTGGGTTTGGAAGTTAAGCAGCTTAATGAGTACGTGGGTATGTGTAAGAGTCAGGCTAAAGGTAAGTTGGATGCTTCAGTAGCGACTGATGTTCCCGGTCCACAGGTGCTGGTGTATCATGAGAAGGATATAGTATTGCCTGGTAGTGCTATGTTCCAGAAGATTCAACAACGTTTCCTTAGTTTGTTACGGCCGGAAGTTCTGATTCAGTTGCGAAAATCTAGGGCTCAACTTAATAGTCATGTCCAGGAGTTCGGTGATGGTAAACCTGGAAAATTTCATGAGTGTGATTTTTCGAAGTTCGATAAATCTCAACAAGCTATGGCATTAAGATTAGAGTATTATATTTATTATATGCTAGGATTGGATGTAGATGCATTGAATAATTGGATTAGGGGCAATTTGGTATCTAATGTTAGTACGGATATTGGTGTGAGATTTTTGTTAGCTTTACAGCGAAAATCAGGTACACCCACTACTACATTAGGTAATACTATAGTTACCATGGCGGCAATTGCTTCGACGTATGATATTTCGTCGTATGGTTATTGTATGTTCATAGGGGATGATTTTATTATGAAGACCAATGCTAAGTTGTCTTTGTCACAAATTGAAAGTAGGTTGAGGTTTTTGTATAATTTATCTGGCAAAGTTATTTGTAGTAATTACGGGTATTTTGCGTCAAGTTATATTATAGATGAACCAACGGCTTGTGGTGTGGTTGCTGATCCTATAAAAAGGGCGTTGTCTTTTAGGGATCTGTCAGTAGAGTTGCGTAAAATGCGTAAGGGTGCTGGGGTTATTGAGAAAAATTTGATTAGAGAACATTATGAATCTTATAAAGATATAATGGTCGGTTACTCTAATGGAATTTTAATGGAAGCACTCGCGCGTGCTGTCGCGTATAGGGTGACGTGTAATGGTAATAAAGATGGTGGTGCCACCATTTACCCGTTGTTGCAAGGTTTGTATACACTTACAACATCGTTTGAACATTTTGAAACATTATATGATAAGTATAGTACTGTTATTAATGGTTAAATTGTGTATATTTTGGGTTTTATATGATCTTGTTTCCCAATAATGATAATGAGTGATGAGCTATAACGATGTCTGTCGATATGGTATGTTTTCTTTTTTGGTGTAA